ACCCAAGGTTGTCTTGAACATCAAAATCAGTATTAATACCGACCAAAATGCCTGGCAAACCATTGTCGGTTTGGAAAATAGGGCGAATCATAGTAAAGCGTTTTTGCTGACCAGGCGCATCAAAATAACTATACGCCTGTTGAACAGTAGCATTTATGTTACTGCCGCTATCGCTAAAAGAGTCCCAAAAACGACCTACATAGCCATTGCCACCAAAATACATAGTGTCATAGCTTAATTCCCAGCATTTAGCATTAACATCTGTAAAGTTGCACCAAGCCTTAGAAATAGTGTGCATACAGAATTGCTGTGTACCCTCAGTAGCAGGTACATTAATAATTAACATATTTTGAGCAGCATAATAGTTAATCTGCCAACCAAAATTGTTTTGATATAGGTTAGTTACACGACTAATGGCGTAAAAAATCTTGTCAGTAAGGTTAATTCTAGGGTCTAAACGACTAGATTGCAGGGCAGCAGCCAATGGCACTAAACCTTCTTTAGTTAGCAATAGTAAATCGCCAGCCCACTTTAAAAAGCATCTACGGTTAAAGGTTTGACCTAATTGCCATACGCCTTTTAATGCCCAAGTTTCAGCAGCATCAGGGTTTGTGCCGTTATAAACAATCGCTTCACCGTTGTTAGTTACCCATACTGCGTAATCGTCTGCGCCTTGACCTGCGTCAATAGTCCAAGTACCCATTGCTTGCAAAAAGCCACCCATACGAGCAATACCGCCAAAATTTAGCTCTAAAGCAGCGCCAGCTACTTGACCTACAGGCAAATACCACGCACTCATGCTGTTTTCTTGCACGAAAAACAAGAAATTTTTAAACAGGTTTACATGAACAAAAGTGCTTGAATCTACGCCTGTAATAGCGAATAAGACCGTATATGTGCCTACGGTTGTTGCATCCGTAGCAGGGGCAGTAGTCATTACATAGGTAAATGTACTAGCACCTGTTCTAGTAATGATAAAAGTGCCGTTATATTGGGCAGGGCTAGCACCAGCAACGGTAATTTTATTGCCTGTTACAAGGCCATGTGGCGCAGCAGTAGTAACGGTAGCCGTTAAATTGCCTGTGCCACCCCTAGTAATGGTAGAAATGGTTTGCGCTGTAGTAGTAGAAGCAACGCTAAACCAGCTTGTTCCATCGTATAGCTGTACAGGGTCTACGCCATTAACAGCTACTAAATACTGACCGCCAGATGTGCTTACATTGATATGTTGAAATTTATCATTAGCAACGGTTTTAACAGCTACGGCAGTAGAGGCAGAAACATCATAAATGCTTGTTCCAGCAGCAGCAAATAGCCTTTGAAACGATGTGCCAGCGTAATTCATCAAGCTATTAACTTGACCTGTAATACCTGTAGAAAACTCGCTATAACCTAGTCTTAATTGGACATCAGTAGGTGTAGGCCATAAATTAGTCAATGCCACCGCATCTAAGGGGGGCATATTGGCAATAGAATCTCTAGCGTTCCAGCCGCCTACAGGCGATGCAACTGAGGATGTTACTGCGGTTCTTCCTTGTGGCGTAGGCATTATGAACCATACCCAGTATCAGGAATATTAGCGTAACCGATAAGCACTTTAGCAGGATAAGGTGCAAAACTAAGGTTAGGTGCGCCTTTATCTTGTGCTTTAGCTACATTCAAATAACGGTAATATTCTTGCGATAACGCAGTAGTATCAAAAGACTTAATTTGAAAGTATTTAAGTTTTGTAGATAAAACAATGACACGGTCATCAAGGACTGAAGTATCGGTATCAGCCGTAAAGCTATTCTTTACAGTACCATCAGCACTTCTAGCCCATCCTTTAGACTTGTATTCCCAACCCAAATACTCTTGGGTATTCATAGGAGGCCATACTTGGAATTGGTTATCTAGGATACGCCAACGAATACGAGGGCCTGTTGAGATATAACCAGACTTGAGCCATTGCCATTGCTGTGCATCTTCTGGGCCAAGAGCTTCCCATCTTTTCGTCTTATCCCATTGAGTTCTATTGGTAATACGCTCAAAATCAGGGGGTAATGAGTATGCAGTTTGGGCTAAAACAACTTCGCCTGTGCCTGTTCCAGAAGCCTGTTGGCTAATGGTAATTGTTTGTCCATTTACCGATACAACATTGGTATCTTGGTTAATGTTTGTGCCAGTAACCTGCCATTGTTTGTCTACAGCAGTAATATCTACGCCACCTTCAATAACAAGGCTTAAAGACCCATTTACCGTTGTTCCATTGCAATTAATGGCTTGTGTATAGAAACGATATTGGATTTGTAAGGCTTGCCAGTCATGCTCTTTAACCAAATCATACCCAGTACCGTTCATTAACGCTAGTATTTGCTGGACATCTTGGGATGGGTTTCCAGCTACATAAGTAGGTACTGCTAAGTTAAGTTCGGCTGCTGTCTGTTGGACAAGCTGAAGCATGGTCTGTGACATATATATCCTTTTACTTGGTTTTCCCCAAGTAGTTGGGTATTTGCTTTGATTATAAACAAAAAAAGGGAGAATATCCCCCTCTTTTTATTAATCTACTTGTACTTCTTCTTTCTTTGGTCTACCTTTTGGCTTTTTGTCTGCCATCATAGCCATCAAAGCATCAATTTGCTCTTGTTGTTTGGCTAATTTAGCATCAGCCTCCATCTTAATTGCAGCATTTTCTTGACGCAATTTAGATAATTCTTCCTCACGCTGATTGGTTTCACCAACTTTGTCAGCTAGGTTCAAAAAGGCCTTGGCTTTGTCCCTAAATGAGTAAGGATTCATGCCAGCAATCATGCCAATTCGTTGAATTTGCAAGTCAGAAGCGTTAGCAACAGACTCTACAGTAGCAAATTTAATGCCTTTTAGCTCATCGGCTTGTGATCGGCTAATAATTGTCCATTCCTCAATGGGAGTGCCAATTACCGCTTCATGGTCTCCTACTTGGTTCTGATAATGCGCCCATTGCCTTGGAAAACGAGCTTTATGACCATTATCGGCATAGGTGTCAATTTCGGTTAAAGAATCGCCAGGTATGCAAATACGGACAAAATCAAACTCTCTGAATATGGGTCTACCAGCAGCCATTGATTCATCTTCTTGTTTCATGGAGCGTTTGTAGAAAGTTACGGCTAGGCGGCTATCTGCGCCAATATCATCGGATGGTAATGCCATTTAAATCTCCTAAGTAGTTAGGGTTATTAAAAGAAAAAGGGACACCCCTTTTGAGGGTATCCCTATGGTACTACAGGTATAACTTAAACAGATGCTTTACCAAACCAACCATAATCACCTGAAACCATTGAAACTGCTGGGGAGATATAAGCTCCGCCAGTAGCAGCAACAGTAAAGGCTGTAGTGTTAATATTGCAAACAGTTGTGCTTGGAGCAATAGTAGCTGCTGCTACAGCCCAAACATAACGCAAACCGTCAGAAGCGAAAGTTTGTGTTCCGAGTGGGCCAAAGTCTACTGGTTCACCGTAGGCTGCAATATCTGCTGCTGATTGGGTGCTGTCTAAATTAATGCCAGCGATGGGGAGTGTTGAATATGCCATGATTATTTCCTTAAATTAATTGAGTGGACAAGATTAAATAGGGGTTTCCCCCTATTTATTAGGTTGTCAACAAACCTTGCAAGAAGCGGTTAGAAGTTGTCAAGTTACCAGCCCAACCGTACAGCTTAACGATTGCGTCTTGGTTAATCGCTTGACGCTCACCACCGATAGGTACAAAGTTACGCTCTTTGTGAGGGCGGAAGAAAATGTAGTTCGTGTTGAGCATATACATATAGGTAGCTGTTTGCTGGTCACCATAACCACCGCCCAGTACCACATCAGCAGAAGTACCACCACCGTAGAACTTCAAGGAAGCAAAACCAGAAGCGCCTGATTCCTCAGAAGCGATACGCTGGATAGCTTGCAAGCTGTTTACATAGAGTTGATACATTGTGTTGCCAGCAACAATCAGGTCAGCCTTGTCAGTACCACGAATCTGCTTGATAGCAGCTTCAGTCATCTTGGCAAGAATGTTGGTTGTAGCAGGAGTTGTGGTTACGCCAGTAGTAATCTGGTTACGCCAGAAGTCCCAGTTAGCGGCATTAATACCACCGTAAGTACCAAGGGTAGGAGTTGCCGAAACAGCAGCGCCTAGACCGTCAAGGTTCTTACCACCGTTACCTGTACCGTTACCAAACAAGTCACCAGAAATGCGGTTTAACAGACGAGCTTCGGAAACTTGCATACGACCATCTAACAGGTCAATGATTGCTTCTTTGCTGCTGTTTTGCAACATTTCAAGGCCAGACATCGTTACGGAGTCAGCGTACTGAGCAATCTTGAACTGAGCAGCCGAGATTGGGCTATCAGGAGAAATGTTCAATACTTCATATCCGCTATACGAGTTAGCGTTGTTAGTATTTGGGTCGTTGTACATGATTTCTTCCA